AATGTTCCTTATGACCCATTACTTAAAGTTCATGCTATTTGGGATTTGGGTTGGAACGACTCGATGTCAATTCTTTTAGTACAAAAAGTCCGAAGTGAGATTCGCATTATTGAAAGTATTGAGGATGACCACAAGACCTTAGATTATTATGCTGGACTATTGAATAGTAAGAAGTATAATTGGGGTTATGATTACCTGCCACATGACGGGCGCACTAAAGATTTTAAAACCGGTAAAAGTACAGAAGAACTTTTAAAGGCATTTGGACGTAAAGTAAAGATAACGCCTAATATGCCAATTGAATCGGGAATTAAGGCGGCTCGTTTAATGTTCTCGCAATGTTACTTTGATAAGGTACACGCAATTCGATTGCTCGAATGTTTAAAGCGCTATCGTCGAAGTATTAACCCAAGAACAAATGAAGCAGGCGCACCGCTCCATGACACTTATAGTCATAGTGCAGATGCCTTTAGATATTTAGCAGTCAATGCTGAGAGTTTAAGCAATGAAGATAGACGCGCTCCTGTTGCTGCGCCAAGATGGCAACCGTATGATAGCGGTGTCGGATATTAATTTAATTGGAGATAGTCATGTCATTTTTTGATAATATGGTTCACAAGGTTTCAGATGGCGCAAAGAAAGCCGTTGATGAAGCGGCTGGCGCAGTTACTGATGTGTCACATGGTGATATTGCAGGCGCAGCGCAACACGTTGAAAATATTCGTGAAATCCCTCAAGATACTGTCATTGATATTGCGAAAGCAACTATTAACGAAATTATCTAAAATGCTTTATAATTAACGTCGAGATGATGTTACGCCATGTCGTGATGACAGAGCAAACTCCTTTAACTGGAACTAAGAGATGATAGACGATTCTAAAATTGACAGACTAGACCGATTCGGAAAAGCACTTTTGTCCAAAAGACAGAAGGCTATCCAAGCTCGTAAGAAATCGGGCATAGAAGAAATTTGGGATCAAGACAGTGAATATTATGAGGGTATTGATGATGCCAACCGTGGTGAAGTCAGTACCTCCATTACCAAAAATCTTGTAGATCGTGGCGGCTATTCGCGTGTAAATAGAAAGCGAATTGGCTCAAACGTGTTTATGAATATCACTAAGCAATACACAGATATTGCTGCCATGTCACTTGCTGATATGCTCCTTCCAGTTGATGATGCAAACTTTGAAGTTCGCCCAACGCCTAAACCTGCCACAATGGAATTACTGCAAGTAAAACCCGTTGATGTCGGCATTGTCATGTATAAGAATCAACAAATGCCTGTTGAGCAATTTGAAGAAACGATTAAACAAGACGCAAAGAAAAAAGCAGAAGAAGCTCAAAAACAAATCGAAGATTGGCTTGTTGAAGCGCATTGGAATCGTGAAGTGCGTAAGGTACTTCGAGATTCAGCTATTCTGGGTACAGGTGTTGTTAAAGGCTGTTATCCAATTATTGATGAGCAAAACTCTGTACACAAGTTATTTCAAAAGCAAATGCCGACACCTCAAGGCGAAATGCAAGCAGAAGGTGTTGCGGATGTTAAGGTTGTTGAAATTCGTCCCGCATCAAAACGTATTGACGTAAGAAACTTTTATCCCGATCCTGCGTGTGGGGATGACATTCACAGCGGTAGTTTTGTTTGGGAACGTGACTATATTACGAAAAAAGAATTGCGTAATTTGCGTAAAGCAAAAGGTTACATTTCTTCTCAAATTGATTTAGTGCTTAAAGAAGGCGCTGACGACGATTTAGAAAAGAAACGTGATAAGACTAACTTTGGCGACAGATTTGAAGTGTGGTACTACTATGGTGAAGCTACTAAGGATGACCTTGAAGCTGCTGACTGTACTTGTGGTGATAGCGATACTTATGATGTTGTGGTTGTCATTGTCAATAATCGCGTTATCAAAGCTACCATGAACCCACTGGAAAGCGGTGAGTTCCCTTATGATGTAATGGTATGGCAACCAATGAATGATACTTGGACAGGTATCGGTGTTGCACGTCAAGTAAGAGAACCTCAACGTATTATTAACGCGGCTACTCGTAATTTACTTGATAATGCAGGTAAAGGCGGTAGACCTACCACAATTATTGCTGATGGGGTTGAATCGGCTGACGGTGGATTAGTTGAAGTGGGTAGCGGTGCATTGCTTAGATTGTCACCCGATTCCCCAATACAAGATGCGCGTGGCGCAATAAGCTCAATCATTATTCCCATCATCACACAGGATTTGATGGCAATCATTCAGTACGCGCTAAAGATGGCTGAGGACATTACCGGCTTACCGATGATGCTACAAGGTCAACAAGGCAATGCGCCAGATACTGTTGGTGGCATGACCATGCTTCAGAATAACGCAGGAACTATTCGCAGAAACATTGCTCGTAACTTTGATGATCGCGTTACTGTTCCACACATTACACGTTATTATGAATGGATTATGCTTTACGGTGATGAGCAATTGAAAGGTGATTTTAATATTGAAGCTCGTGGATCAACAGTTCTGTTTGAGCGTGATGCGCAACATCAAGCCATTATGCAACTTGGCGCTCTTGTAATGAACCCTGCTTTCCAAATCAATCCTGCTAAATGGATTGATGAAGCATTTAAAGCGCAACGCCTTGATAGTAAACGCTTTAAATTTAGCGAAGAAGAAATTAAACAGATGCAAGCGCAAGCACAACAAAATCCACCGCAAGACCCTAAAGTCGCAGGTCAGATTGAAGTGGCTAAAGTTCGCGCTGCTGGTGAGATGGATAAAGCGAAATTCTTGCAATCTACTGATATGGCTGAGATGCAAGTTAAAGAAACGCTCGCTATGCAAGAACTCAAATTTAAAGCGCAACAGGCAGAGGTTGATCGTCAGCACGAAATTCAAATGAAGCAGATGGAACGCGACATGAAGATTATGGAATTATCACAATCGACTCAAATCAGTGTTGCTGAAATCAAATCTCAATTAGCGCAAACAGCTCAAAAATTAAACGTACAAACGCAATTATCTAAACAGGTGTTAACTCCTCCCACTGAACCGGCAGGTAGAGCGCCAAATGGACAGGCTTATCAGAAATGATAGAAAAACCTAAAGTAGATACAAATTCTCCCACATGGATTGCAATTAGAGAATATCATATTGCAAGACTGGATGAATTGCGTAGAAAGAATGATAATCCTCAATCACAGGATGTAACAGATAGACTTAGAGGGCAGATACTTGAAATTAAGAATCTCCTGTCTATAGAAAAACCCGTAGGCGAGTAATATCCCCTGCAATTTGTAATTCGCACAGCAAATGCCCTGCGACTAAAATGCGAAAGCATAGGAAGTAAAAATGGAAGAATCACAAGTACAAGAAGAAAGCATTGAATTAGAAATTGATGATGCGTTTGCTGATGGCTTTGAGGAGTTTGGCGAAGATTCGTCCAACGAAATTAAAGAAGAAGCGATTCAAGAAATCATTGAACAAAATCCATCGTTTTCTGAAGAACAGATTCGTGAATTGTTTGAACAAAACAACCAAAGATTATTTGGCAAAATTGGCGAGATTAACCGAGAAGTTAAGCGTCTTGAAGCACTGGCTCAATCGTCCGCGCAACCAAGAGAAGCTCAACCTATTCAAGTTACTGCTGAGATGTTTTCCAATATGCGAGAAGAATTTGGCGAAGATTTCGCAAATGCTTTAGCTAGGGATTTATCGCAGATACCTTTACAGCAACAAAGTGGTGGCATCGATCAAAATCAGATTGATTACATTTTGCAGCAAAAGGTCGCTCAAATAGAAAATAATTTTGAAATGAAGATGGTGACGAGAGAGCATCCCGATTGGGAATCAATTGCACAATCACAAGATTTCACCGGTTGGAAGAACCAATTACCTGCGGATATTCAAGATAGACTTGATACTACATGGGATTCTGGTTTTATTTCCGCTGCAATTAGCGCTTATAAACGTGACAAGGCTTTGTATCAAGAACAAAAAAGTAAGAAAAATCAACGACTTGAATCGGCAGTTATGCCAAAAAGCACAGGTGGGTTTGATGAAAATTACGAAGATGATTTTGAAGCAGGGTTTAATACAGACTAACTTACTTTTATTTAATAACGTCGAGATGACGTAAGGATGCTTTAAAATGGCTATTCAAGGTTATAACACTTCCCCCGCCAGAATTAACAAATTCAAAGGCGAGATTTTAAAACACGCTGTTGCGCTAGAAGTATTAGCAAAACAAGGTCGTCAAATTTCTTTGCCTAAAAACCAAAGTGAAACTTATGTAGCACGTCGTTATGTTCCTTATAACGCGACTGCTGGTAATCCAAATGTCTTCTTCCAAAATGTATCCGGTGATCGTGGTACAGCGATGGCTAACGCACACTTAACGCAAGAAGGTGTTACACCACAAGCGGATACTATCGTAGCGCAAGACATTACTGCGGTAATCAATCAATACTCATGCTTATACAGCTTCACTGATAAAGTGGCTGATTTGTACGAAGATGATATTCCTAAAGCAATGGTGGAACAAGTTGGTGAGCGTGTTGCGCTTGTTAACGAAATGATTCTATTCGGTGCTTTAAAAGCGTGTACTAACGTATTCTACTCTGGTACAGGTACTTCTATTGCAACAGTTAACGACTATTTGAAATTAGCAAATATCCGTAAAATCACTAAAGCAATGCAAGCTAACCATGCTCGCCCTGTAACTAACACATTAAAAGCGTCACCAAATATCGCTACTCAACCTGTTGAAAGCGGCTATGTGATTGTTTGCCACACTGACTTAGAACCCGATTTGCGTGATATTGCTGGCTTTATTCCAACATCACAATACGCAAGTGGTACTCCAATGCCAAATGAAATTGGTCGCGTTGAGCGTTTCCGTTTCATTACTTCACCAGATTTACCTGCTCAATTGAGCGCTGGTGCGGCTATCGGTTCAACTGGTTGCCAATCAACTTTAGGCACAAGCATTGACGTATATCCTTATTTCGTATTTGCTCAAGATGCGTTCTCGCAAATTGCATTACGCGGTAAAGAATCAATGTCACCTACTTTCATCCCAGCGGGTGAAAAAACTAAATCTGATCCACACGGTCAACGTGGTTATGCCGGTTCAATCTGGTGGAAAGGTGTGATGATTGAAAACAACCAATGGATGGCTTTAGGCTATACTGGCGTTAAATCACTTTAATTAATATCTGCGCCAAGCTAACTCTTGGCGCACTCCTCAGAGGATTTTGAAATGGCTGAAAATACAACTTATGTAGTAACCAGTAAAACAAACGATGAAGATTTCCAATTGGATACTTTCATTCGTTTATCATTTGACGCAACAACTATTGTTGCAGCGGATTATGTTGAATTAGATATTGGCTGTAAGCCACGTTACGTTTGTGTAGAAAACTTTACTGACCGTTCTAAATTTGAATGGTATGAAGGTGTAACCGATACTGTATCTGCGGGTTCATTTGTTGCAGATACAGTTTATACAATTGCGACTATTGGCTCAACTGATTATGTTGCAATTGGCGCACCGTCTAATACTGTTGGTGTAACATTTACGGCAACAGGTGTGGGCGCAGGTAGCGGTACAGCAGTAACTAATGATAACGTATGTGTCAAAACAGTTTCTGCGGGTACTCG